CTCCCAGCATAAATATTTGTCCATAATAAGTCGTTGTTTTCACGTTCCCAGAATCGGTCTTAGTCACAACGAACTTAAATAGATTTTTGTATACAACGTCGCGCACTATCGTAATAGCTCCAACATCTTGCTCAGGTAAATTCCTTTGCAGAGACGGAGTAGTTTGTTCCGATAAGCACCGACCACAATTTGTTATAGTGCAAGCGTCTCGTACATGAATGTCAGCTTTGCTAATGATAGTTTTTACGTCATCAACAAAAGGTGTTAAATTAGCAACACTTTGATTCACAATACGGGACGTGGTTACATGTTTCATTTTCGCATCATAATGGGGGGCTTGATTTTTAATAATAGTTCGAACAGCGTTACGCGCTTGTCGATTTTCATAAATGGCGGGGGCTTGATTTACAATTTTCGTTACGGGAGCTACACTTTTAATTTTTGCGTCGTAAAGAGGGCCTTGAGTTTGATTGGGATTAAATTCTGGCAACACTGGTATATCTCTACACCCATGTTGGGAAATAAGCCTAATCAATTCTTTATTTTTAAGGGAATAAGCGGGAAGATTATCTTTAAGAGTCATCAAAAATTGAAGTAACGATTCAGTCCTAAAACCTTGGTAGAAGCGAGTCAACAAGCAGACACAGTTTGTTTTGTGCAACTTGGCCGTTTCAAAAAGCTTAGATTTAAGTTCTTCATCATTACAATAGGGGCAAACACTACAATCGCAATTGCAAATTTGTTCAATTACGTCGTACATATCAGTTAAAGTCATTTCATGATCGGGGGACACACGTTGATTTCCATACATAGAAACACAATACTGACGAATGTTATCTCGAGAGATTTCCATTCGTCGTATATAGCAAGCGCAGTTTGAATTCCATTTCGCATTTAAAGGCGTTGAAACAGAATTGCTGCAGGTCTTGCAATTTCTACAATCGTTATCTAAACATGTGTTAGCCTCTTTCACTAAAACACTTAATTTTTCATCTTCACTGATAAACTTGGGGAGACATTTCCTTTCCACAGATTTAACGAACATCGTAGTTAGTATAAAGATACCAGCTAGTAATGCGATCTTAAAGTACTTCCACCCAGCGCCTAGCGTAGACACTAAGGTGTCAGACAGTTGTTGTTGACAATTTGACAGATAATTTTTGACAGATAAAGCATA